TTATCCTCAACCAAAAGGTATTAGACAAACTTTAAATTTAGATTTTGAAGTAGTAGATAGGAAAAACCCATGAATAAATTTAAAAAAAATAAATATTTAATTATAAAAAAAGTAGTAGATATAAAAACAATAAATTTTATAAAAGAATATATAGTTCTTAAAAAGAAAGTCGCTAAAAGCATTATTAAAATAACTAATAAAGATGAAATACATCCTGCTTATGGTCGATTTGGAGATAGTCAAGTTTTAAAAAGTTTTAATATGTATGGAGACCCAGCAACAGATATTTTATTAAAAAATATAAAATCTTTAATGGAAAAACAAACAGGGTTAAAATTAGTAGAAACGTATTCTTATTGTCGTGTGTATGAAAAAGGAGATATTTTAACAAGACATAAAGATAGACCTGAGTGTGAAATATCTACGACCATGAATCTTGGTGGTGATCCTTGGCCTATATATTTAAGTCCAAATGAAAATGTAGGTATACCTGATGGTAAAAAAATTACAGTAGAAAGTAAAGCCAAAGGTATTAAAGTAGATTTAAAACCAGGAGATATGTTAATTTATTCTGGCTGTGAGCTAGAACATTGGAGAGAAAAATTCAAGGGCAAAGAATGTGTGCAAGTGTTTTTACATTACAATAGAAAAAACAAAAAAAATTTAAAGTATGACGGGCGGTTACATTTAGGAATGCCACTTGAAACAAAAAATTTTATACCTAATCAAGAAAGTGATTTTTTAGTTTTATGAAAATAGATAAATTAATAAAATCTGAAATGAGAAGAGAATACTTTTTCTTAAAAGGAAAAATATCTATTAATACTAAATATTTTATTAATAAAATAGAACAAGGCATACAAGAAGAAAGTAACAAAAATTATCAAACTAATCTTATTAGTAGTATGACTTCGTATCAATATTTTATGAAAGATAAAAATTTTATTAAAGTGTTGTTACCTATGTTTGATTTAATAGATTCAATTGATTTTAAAGAATGTAATCGATACAAATTACAAGATGCATGGGGATTTAAACAATCTTTTTCTGACTACACTATAAAACACCACCACTCACCAGCTTTTTTATCTGGTGTAATCGCATTAAATAAACACAGTCAATCGTTACACTTTAATGATGTAAACGAAACTTTAGAATTTGAACCTGGTAATTTTGTTCTTTTTTCTGGTTTTTTATTGCACGGCAATAAAAGAAACATTACTGATAAATCTAGATATGGATTAAGTTTTAATTTTTATCACGGGCAAGTAGGATGAAAGAATTTAAATACAACAACAAAAATAATTTTATAGCTGGTTGGTATATCAATGACAAAGTTTGTGATGACATGATTAAGTTTTTTAAAAAATCAAAAAAAGATGTTATAGATGGAACATGTAATAGATATGGTAAAACTGGTATTTATAAAAATATAAAAGAATCAAAAGATTTACCTATTCCCCCTATTCCAAAAAATAAAATACCAAAAAATTATTTAAGAGCTTTAAAAGATGTTTTAGAAAAATATAAAGAAAAATATAAGTTCTCTACTTTAATGCATTCAAATTGGACTATTGTTGAACATTTTAATATACAAAAGTATCCAAAAAAAGGTGGCTTTAAAGAGTTTCATTTTGAAAGAACAGGCGTTGGTTATAGTTCTTTAAGACATTTAGTTTTTATGACATATTTAAATGATATAAAAGTAGATGGTGAAACAGAATTTTTTTATCAAAATTTAAAAGTTAAACCAGAAAAAGGTTTAACTTTAATTTGGCCGGCTGACTGGACCTTCACACACAGAGGTATTCCAGCTCCTAAAGAAATTAAATATATTGCAACTGGTTGGTATAGTTATGTCCAATAATTTTATATTAGAGAAAAAAAACTTTTTATCTAAAGAAGAGTGTGATATATTAATTAAAGAATTGAAAGACAAAGTGAAAAAAGCAGAACAACAAGAATATGGTTATGAGTGTTTTGATCTAGAAGGCACTCCTATATTTAATCAAATACAAAACAAAACTTTTCCTTTATGGAGTGAATACATAAACGCATTCCCTGAAGTTAATCTTACCACAAACAAATGGTCATTAACACATATGCGATTTAAAAAATTTAAACCGGGAAAACATTTTGAAAAATGGCACTCAGAACATAGTTATAATCATGCTACTAGAGTTTTAAATATACAGATGTATTTAACTTCTCATAATTGTGGCACAGAGTTTTACAATAAAAAAGTAGTAAAATCAGAACAAGGAAAAGTTGTTATATTTCCATCTTATTTTACACACACTCATAGAGGACAAAAATGCCCTGATAACAAAACAAGATATTTGGTAACAGGGTATGTTAATTTTTTAAATTTATAATATGAAAAAAAATTTTATAGCTGTTAAAAAACAATTTATTACAAAAGCTAAATGTAAAGCTATAATAAAAACTTTAGATAAAGGTCTAATAACAGATAACAATGAAAATTCTAACTATAGTTTCAAAGACATTAAAGATAAAAAAATTCAAAGATTAATTGTTACTGAGGCTTTGGGTATGGTGCAAAAATATTGTTCTTATTATCCAGAATTAAATCTAACAAAAGATAAATGGGCAATGACTTCTTTACGGTTTAAAAAATTTAAATCTGGGGACTACTTTAATAAATGGCATTCAGAGCATTGTGGTGATTATGCTACAAGAGTTATGGTATTTCAACTTTATTTAAGTGATCATAACTGTGGCACAGAATTTTATAGTGGGGAAACAATACAATCGGAGGCTGGCAAAGCTGTTTTATTCCCACCTTATTTTACTCATACTCACAGAGGTCAACCTTGTCCTCAAAATAAAAATAGATACTTAATTACAGGATATTATAATTTTATTTCGTTAGCTTAGAAACAATAGCTTTATACTTTAATACTTTTTGTCTAAAGAATTCATTAACCTTTAACAAGGTTTCAATATGTAATTCTAGCTTCTCTATTCGATCTTTAAGATCAGTGTTAAACTGAACTTCTGACTCTTTTACTTGTTCAGCCATGTCTAATTTTAACTCTAAATCTTTAATAATATCGTCTTTTACGTCTTTCATCTTTGATCATTATATATTGATAAACGTTTAAAAGTCAAGTAAACTGCCGTCTACCTAAACCATAAAAAGTATGTTAAGGAATGATGCATGTTGCAAAAAATAGGATTTCAACCAGGTATAAATAAACAAATTACAGCCACAGGGGCCGAAGGGCAGTGGATAGACTGTGATAATGTTAGATTTAGATACGGTATACCTGAAAAAATAGGCGGTTGGAATCAGCTAGGAAACGTGAATGAAAATGAGCTAACTGGTGCTGGTAGAGGACTTCATCATTTTATAAACAGTCAATCAAGAAGATACGCTATAATAGGGACTAATCGTATTTTATATGCGTTTTCAGGTGGTGTATTTTATGACATACACCCTATCAAAACTACAACAACTCTTACAAGTGCATTTAGCACAACCAATGGACAACCAGAAGTTACAATAACTTTTAGCACTTCACACGGTATATCTACAGGAGATATTATTTTATTAGATAATTTTTCTACGATAACTGGATCTAATTTTGGATCCTCTGATTTTGATGATAAAAAATTTATGGTAGCTTCTACTCCAACATCAGCAACATTAACAATAACCATGCCTTCTAATGAGTCTGGGTCTGGTGCTACGACGTCTGGAGGTATTAGAGTGCAACACTATTATCCTGTTGGCACACCGGTTCAAGAAAAAGGATATGGCTGGGGTCTTGGATCATGGGGTGGACAAGCATCAAATGCGATTACCACAACATTAAATGGAGCTTTAGGTAATGATGCATTTGGAACTGGAAGCTCAGGGACTTCAATAACGTTAACAAGCACAGTTGGTTTTCCAGACACCGGAACAAATTTTATAAAAGTAGGAACTGAAGAAATATCATATACAGGAGTTTCAGGTAATGATTTAACAGGTATTACAAGAGCAGTAAGAGGGACGACAAGGGCCTCACACTCAACTGGAGCAACTGTAACAAACACAAGTGACTTTGGAGCTTGGAACCAACAAACAGCGGAAGGTTTAGCATTAGACCCTGGTATGTGGTCTATAGATAACTTTGGTGATAAAGCTATTTGTTTAATACATGATAGTGCTGTTTTTTCTTGGGACTCTAGTTTAGGTAATGCAACTACGACAAGAGCTGCAATTATTACAGGTGCACCAACAGCATCAAGACACATGGTTGTGTCTACTCCAGATCGTCACTTAGTATTTTTTGGAACAGAAACTACTATTGGAGATGTTACGACACAAGACGATATGTTTATTAGATTCTCGGACCAAGAAGATATTAATACATACACACCAACAGCAACTAATACAGCTGGTACACAAAGACTGGCCGATGGATCACGGATCATGGGAGCCATTAGAGGTAGAGATGCTATTTATGTTTGGACAGATACTGCA